TTATGGCAGCAAGCGCACCGGCACGACACCATAAAACTCCCGCACTTCCCAAATAGAGTGAATGTCCTTCCGGGCCACGGTAAATTCACCACCCATTCCACCTGTGGCATGCAAAGTCAAGCCATCCGTATTATTGAGGTCATTTTTGAGAACGGCTTTCACCGTTACCTCTTCGGCGTAGGCTACCACACAAATAGTATTGTGTAGGTATTCCCATCGGCTTTCAGGTATGGGCCAAGCAATTACCTGCTGTCCATCACGCAGGCTAGGGTCCATGCTGTCGCCCTCGATGTCGAATACCAGCGCATCCTTATAATCCTCTTCGGTGCGGCCGGGCGGCAGGCGAAACAGCACCGTGTCGAAGATGTCACTGTCCTTATAGCGCTGCATTTGCATATAGCCAAAGCTAGCGCGGGCTTTGAAACTGACACGTCGTAACGTGATAACGGGAATATCGGAGAGAAGCCCAACCGCTTGCACGTTTGTCTGACCGGGAGGATAGTTCTGTAGACTAGCGCTGGAATGTATGTCAGAATTTTTTGACACATCAGCGGATTTTGCTTGACTAATGTCATTCTCGCCTGTCAGCAAATAGTCAACACTTACCCCGAAGTACTGAGCAAGCTTGAGGAGTTTATCAGGCACGGGGAAGCTTTTGCCCTTTTCGTAGCCATTTACTGCACTGCGAGATACACCTATTAGCTCGCCTATAGCTTGCTGGCTAACATGCTTGCCTTCTCGGAGCGTTGCTAGTATATCACCAAAATCTTGCTTACCAGGCATTTAAAAATACTTGTAAAATATTTTCCTACACAATGCAAATTATTACTTGACATGTCAAGTATTTATCACATACCTTTGTCATCAACAACATCAACACCACCAAAGTACGACAATGAAAAACAACCAAGCGCCGCCGAAGATGCGGCAACTGATGCCCGAGGGCTTCCTGGGTACGCTAGCCGACCGCACCGGCTGCACATCCATCCCTGACCTCTCCCAAATCGTGCTCCGCGAGCGCGTCAAGAGCAAGTACTGGCCCGCTGTGCTGGCCCTGGCCGAGGCCACTAACCCCCAAGGCTACGCCGCCTGGGCCCAGGCCAACCCCGACAAGCTGCCCGCCGTGGCCCAGGCCGCCTAAGGCCCTACCCTTTTCACACCTTCTTCTTTCACCCCTAGCTCTTTCCCCATTTGCACGATGGATAAGCCCCTGCTGCCCCCGCTTGCCTCCGCCCTCAAGGGCGAGAAACCCCTCTCCCTGACCGACGGCTTCCGCGAGGGCGATTTGCTCCACTTAAAGGCCGAGGTCGCCGGCCGCCCCAAAGGCACGGTGCTGCCGGTGCTGGGCTACTGCCTCTGCTTCGACGCCCAGGGCCAGCCCTACGCTCTACGGGCCTACGTGCCGATTTGCCCGGCCTACGCCACGACCTACGCCGGCCGGGAGGCGGCCCGCTTTCCGGAGCCCGGCCAGCGCGAGCGCTGGCTCGGCGGGGTGCAGATGCGCTTTACCGAAATCGACCTCACCGACCACGCCCACGAGCTGGCCGTGGAGCGCCGCCGCGAAGCCCTGGTGGTGCAGATGTACCCCGACCGCCAGCAGGACCGCCTGGCGGCCTAGAAATGAAAAATCCCCCGGCCGTTGCACCGGCCGAGGGATTCTAGGTAGCCGAGTCCCGAACAGTACTCAACTCTTTTCTAGTCCAAAGATACGACTCCGCTTTTACCTGCCATGTCCAGCAAGCCCACTCTTTCCCTGACCCTGGCTACCGACCAGGTGCTGCACGTGCACATGTCGGACCCGGCCGAGCGGCTGACCTACGAAAACCTGGCCAAGCACCAGCTCGACGTGGACGCCGAAAAGGCCGAGTTGCGGCGCACCTACCACCTGGGCAAGGAAGCGACCCCCGGCCGCGGCTACGACGACCGCCTGACGGTTCGCCTAGGGTTGTCGCGCTCCACGCTTATGCTCCAACTAGAGCTCTGGCGCACGGGCGGCGGCAAGACGGGCGGCCTGCGCCACGCCTGGGCTGGCAAGTACGTGGTCGAGGAAGCCGCTTGCCGTGAATGGCTCCGCGGCGCTGCTTAAATCTTCTTTCTCAACTCTTTTCAACAGCTACTTCTCATGGATACGCTTCTGTCCCCTACCCCCACTTTCACGCCTGACCCCTACTTACCCTGGCTGCGCACCGACCCGGCCATGCAGTCCCCCGAGGCGTTCCACGCCGTAGAAACTCTCACGCTGGGCGCGCAGACGTGGGAGCCGATGGGCCGCCACTTTCCCGGTGGCACCACCCTGGCGCTGGTACGCATCACCAGCCCCGAGCAGCTGACCGAGGGCGTCTACTGGCACCAGCATACTTACTACGAGCCTAGTCGGAAGCAGGAATACACCCGCTACGCCTTCGCGCGCTTTGCGGGCCTGACATCTACCTGCGATGAGCGGGCCCGCGCCCGCCGCCTCAAGAGAGGCCAGGTGCATTTTGAGCTGGCTGCGGACGTACTGCCCGACAACCTGCGGCGCGACTACCTGCTGCGGGAGGATGGCACCCAAACGTGCTACATGGATTTTAACAGCTTTCAGCACAAGCTGTGGCGCGTTACGCACTACGTGAACCTGCCCGCTACCCTGCTGGCTACGCTCGCCCCCCAGACTGCTCTACTGGCGGGCACTACGGCGGAACAACAACGCTGGCTGGCGGAAGAAAAAACCATCCTGACGCACGATGCCGCCGAATACACCGGCCGCGTACTGGGTGGCTTTCCGGAGCCCGATTGCCGGGCGGTGCTCTACCGCGAGCAAATGGACGACTTTAACTGCCTTGCCAACAGCCTGACGCACCTCACGCCGAGCCAAGCCAAGAAGCGCAAATCGGGGGCGGTGGCTATTACCTGGCGCTGCAGTACTCCCTTTGGCACGACTGGGACGCTCACGCAGTATTTCAAGCGGGAAGAAGCCGACCTGCTGCTAGGCTGGCTACAAAGCACCACCGACTACTGGCGGGCCGAGGCGCGGCTGCGGCAGCATCGCCTAGCCGTGGCGTCGGCAGCCGAAGCTATCCGCGCCACCCGTGCCACCTACTCCCCGGAGGGCATGCCCGTGACCGTGGCCGAGCAGCCCCAGGAACTGGCCCAGGCCGCCTAGTCCGCCTACTCTCATGAACTATATCGAGCTCATCAATCAGTTCTGGCAATGTGACATCGAGCATTCCTTCAACGGCAGCGAAACGCGACTATACTTCTACCTGCTGCATACGTGCAATTCGCTCCGTTGGAAGAATCCTTTTACGCATTCCGATGCCCATCTGGCCGCCGTGTCGGGGATGAGCGTCAACACACTGAAGACTGCGCGCAACCGGCTCAAGCAAGCCGGCCTGATAGAGTTCACGCCGGGTAGCCAAGGCCGGGGCCAAAGCCACAAAGCCCTCTACAAACTGTCAATTTTTGATACTATACCCGATACTTTATCGGCGAACTCCCTGACAGTTTTCCCGCGAACTTCTGACAGCATCTATAAACATAAACTAAACGAAGAAGGAAAGTCGGCTAGCGCCTCCGCCCTCCCCTCCCCCGTTTTGACTGCTGACCTACCGGCTGCCAACCAAGCGGCAACCCCCAAGCCAGCTGCCCGCCCTAAAAAACCCAAGGCCCCGGCCAATGCCAACGCCGAGCAGGTGGCGGCCCTGCCCCTGCCCCACCCCGGCGCCGAGTTCGCCGAGCTGTGGGCCACCTTCCGGGCCGGCCCCAAGCAAAAGGCCAAAGCAGTGTCCGCCTTCGAGCTGATGCTGAAAAAGCTGGCCAAGTACCCCGAGGGCTTCGCCGTGGCCATGCTGGAAATGGCCATCCAGGGCGACTGGTCGGGCGTCGAGAACGGCGGCACCGCCAAAGCTTTCACCGAGTGGCAGGCCGCCCAGGCGAGCCGCCCGGCCCCCGCCCGGCCCAGTAACCGCTCGCCCGCCTTCCTGGAAGCCGACCCGGCCCTCAACCACGACTTCCTGGCCGAACAAGCCGCTCGCGAGCAGCACGAGCTGGACCGCCAGCAAGCCGAGTGGCGCGGCGCCCACGCCGTGGCCGCTTGATTCCAACCATTTTACGCGCTACCCCACCATGTTTTTCGAGTACGACCCCACCGCCACCCTCGAAGGCCGCGAGCGCCTCACCGACCGGGCCCAGGCCCTGCGCCAAGCCCTGCTGCCGCTGCGCGAATACATCCGCCTGCGCAGCGCCAAACTCGACATCACCTCGCCCTACGCCGCGGCGACCGTCCAGCACATGCAGGAGCTGGAAGCTGCCTTCCGGGCCGTGGCCGACTACCACGGCGCCGTAGAGGAGCTCGTAGCCCTGCACTTGCCCCGCCAAAAGCAAGCCGAAGCTCAAGAACTGCTGGCCGAGCGCGAGGCCGACCCGGTGTACCGCCTGGGCTACGTGCGGGGCTACCGCCGGGGCCTGACCGTCGGCCAGGAGGCCCACGAGCGGGTGCTCGGCCTCTACGCCCAGCACGGCCTGCTGCCCTCCCCCGCCAGCAGCTCGCCCCTGGTAACCCGCGTGCAGCGCTACCTGGCCGAGCTCGGCCGGCGCTACCCCGCGGTTGCTCCTGCCCCGACCCCCACCGTTTCGCAGCAGGCGGCCTGAGCATGGGCTTGTTCGACGACTTCGCCAATCCGAGCCTCGGGGCCGGGCTGGTGGCCAACCCCACCCGCCCCGACCCGGCCGGGGCCCTGCGCCCGCTCAGCGACGCCACCTGGGGCCGCATGCAGCACGACTACCACAACGGCCGCGTCAAGGGCGAGACCACCCACATCGGGGCGCTCGACGAGCACTTCAAGTGGATGAGTGGCTACTGCAACGTGTGGACCGGCTGGCCGGGGGACGGTAAGACGGAATGGATTTACCAGTTGCTGCTGCTGCGCGCCGTGTTCAAGCGCAAGAAGTCGGCCATCTTCTCGCCCGAGAACATGCCCGAGGAGCAGATTTACGACCAGCTCATCCACGCCCTGACCGGCCAGAACCCCGACCGCAGCTGGGCGACCCACCTGGCCTTCCCGCGCTACCAGCTGGCCAAGGAGTTTATCCGCGAGCACTTCGTGGTGGTGTACCCCGGCAAGGGCATGGGCCGCACCCCGCAGCACCTGCTGGGCTACTTCGAGGCGGCCATCGCCCGGCACGGCGTCAGCCACTGCCTGCTCGACCCCTGGAACAAGGTGGACCACTCGGCCATGAACGCCCTGGGCGGCTACGAGCCCTACCTGACCAACGTGCTGGGCCAGCTCACCGACTGGACCGTGGACACTAAGCAGAGCTTAACCATCACGGCTCACCCTAAGCGGCTCGATGGCCTGAAGTTCGGCCAGGCCCGGCCCATCCCCGACGGCACCAGCATCTCAGGCGGCCAGACCTGGGAGAACATGGCCCACGTCATCGGCACGGTGTACCGGCCCTTCAAGCACTACCCCCGCACCGACCCCCTGTTTCGGGCGGTGGCCATCTACCTACACAAAATCAAGAGCCACAAGCTGGTGGGCTTCCCCGGCAGCCTGGGCGAAGGCAGCGAGCGCCCGCAGGTGAGCATCGAGTTTAACTGGCAGCAGGCCCGCTACCTCATCAACGGCGTCAGCCCACTGGATTGCCGCGCCGCCGAGGCCTTCTACCTGCCGGCCGCCGAGCTCAACGCCCACCACGCCGTGCCGGCCGCGGTCCCGGCCCTGCGCACGACCACGCTCAACGAATTCGACAACTGGCACCCCAACGGCAAACCCATCACGCTCGCCACCGCATGAAACGCTACCCCAAAGGCCCCCGTGCCGCAACTCCTTACATCCAAGAGGGTCCCCTGGCCGGCGTGCTGGTCGATGGGCGGGTCCTCGGCCACCGCATGGTGCGCGCCTACAACCGTCACGAGCGCTGGCAGTACCACCTGGCCCGGCGCCGGCTCGCCGTGCCGCGCCCGCCCACGGCCGCCCAGAAAACGGTAGCCCGCCTGCGCCACTACGCCGCCGAACTGGCCACCCTGCTGGCGCCCTTCCGCGCCACCCGACCCAACGGGCACGAGGAGCTGCGGGGGCTCTTGCAGGACGCCGACACCCGCCCCGCCATCGTGACGCAGGTTACCCACCTGCGCAGTTGCATCGCCCAGCTTCGGCCCGTCTACCTCGCCCATAAGCAGGAAGTAGATGCGTGGCGTGTGGAGTGGGACGGGGCCAACGCCGAGCGCCGGCGTGAACTCCTCCAGGTGCACTTGGCCCAGGTTACTCAGGGCGTACTGAACGGGCTGGTGCTACTCAGCGAAGAAGCGCAGGCCGACGCTGCCCGCATCGAGTGCTTCCTGCCCGAGGCCTTCGTGGCCACGGCCGGCCAGTGGTGGTACAGCGCCCCGCTCAACTACTGGCAGACCCCCGCCAAGCCCCCCGTCCCCACCCCTTATTCCTAAAAGGTGCCCAGTAGGCACCATTTACCTCCTACTTCTTATGCGCTACGACTTGCTCAAACGACTTGACGCCACCGACCCGCTGGCGCAACTCTTCAATAGCTACCTCCAGGGCCTGTCCACGCTGGCTATCATGGCCGAGCCCAGCTACAACACGATGGCTGAGGTTAGCACGCTCTACAGCGGCAGCGGCCCGGCCAAGCACCGCAACCACCTACGCCACAGCGCCCGTCGCTACTACGAGCTGACCGTGCTGCGCAACTCCCTGCACGACATTCACCGCCACGTCGTGGAAGCCATTGCCCTACTGGAAGGCTTCTTTGCCGCCTACGATGGCGACCTTTTGCGCTACGCCATCGAGCGCCGGTTCAAAAGCATCGACGAGTATGGCAGCGACGACGAGTCGGACTGGTACCGCAATCCCGAAGTAGCCGACGCCACCGCCACCGACGCCTGGCAAGTAGTCTACAAAGACGACGAAGAAAGCCTGGCCTACTACACCCTGCACGCCGATTTGGCCTACCACTTCGGCAGCGACAACCGTGGCGAGCACATCGGCACCAGTGGGCCCGAGGCCTTCTATCCTTACACGGCGCTGGTACAGCAGCAAAGCGCCTTTTCCTTTCGCAAAATGCTGGAGGGAGTAACGGGCAAAGAGGTCACCATTACCCGCCTGGCCGAGGATGGCAGCCAAATTCCCCTGTCGCTAGCCGACCACATCGAGGACGAGATGAACGAGGATATCCGCAGCAACCACCTGGTGCTGCGCTTCGACACGGTGCTAGCCATGTGCGCGGAGCTGGGCCGGCGGTTCCCTACTTATCCTGCCGACCAAGTCAGCACTTACCAGCTGCTGCTGACGTGCCTACAGGATGTGCGCGAGGTGCGCATAGCTGGGCAGCCACCTTTCTGATGAGCCCCTACGATGACCCCCATGTGTCGGCGGGCGAAATCGCCGACTACCTCGACCAACTGCGACTGGCTACTCCTTCAGCTCAACCGGTCGACGTGGCTACTCCAACCCATGGCTAGACACCGCAGCGTCCTACGCGCCGAAGCTTTAGTAAGCCCCGCCACCTGTTGCAATCACTTGCTAGTATTTCGCCAGGACTTATTTGTAGTTGCCTCTTTTAATAAGTCCATTACCTCATCAATAGACAGCCGACCACAGACATACTCTTCCAATAAGCTCAGTTCCAAAAGGCTTGCCTCTAAACCAGCGCTTTTTAGCCAATCTAGCGCCACTTCTACCAATTTCCGTCTTCTTTGCACCTCTTCCATTCTGCAATTTCAAAATCGAATAGATAGCAAAAAAGAGGGTAAATTACTGTTTTACTGATGAAAGCACGTATTCTTTCCCCGTATTTCCACGCCCCGTATTTCCACTGATTAATGCTCCGCACCGCCTCCCGGGTCGATGCCAACCAAGCCTCTATCGTGCGCACCCTGCGCGCGGTGGGGGCCTCAGTGCTTCACGTGCATCAACTCAAAAACTGCTTTGATATCCTAGTTGGCTATCGCGGCCGCACTTTCTTGATGGAGATAAAGGACCCTGCCCAGCCGCCCAGCGCCCGCGAGCTTACGCCTGGCGAGGCCGAGTTTAAGGCCACTTGGCGAGGCTCTACCTACCACGTGGTACACACGCCTCAAGAAGCCATTGCCATCATCACTAAAAATTGAACTTATGGCGTACTCTTACGATCTGAAATTTGCTTTAATGGCTTTATTAATTGTATATTAGTCAGTCTGTTTCGTTCAGCTTTTTTCTGCATATGCTGCCCACCTACAACCCTATTCAGCATGTCCCGCCTACCCCACCGATGCCCACGCTGACGGTCACGCCAAAGGGGGTACTCTACCTGCATACTAGCCTGCGAGAGAAGCTGGGCCTGCGGGACGGAATGCCTATTAACCTAGTGCCACCCAACCCCAATATTGATGATTATTACTGGCATCTGGACTTGCGCTCGACGGCCAAGCATCGGATAGTATGGTACGACAACACCCGCATGCGGGCCCGCGGCATTCAACTGCCACCAGGCCTAGTCACCCAGCCGCTTACGCTGCACCTCTACACCGCCACGCCTGAGCACCCAGGCTATTACCCCATGCTCGCTGCTCATGCCCTCGCTACCTAAACCAGTCAGAAGGCCCTGGCAGCCTGCCCCCGCTAAGCGCGTGTATGAGCAGCACACGGCCCGTAGTCCGGAGTATGGCACTGCCCGCTGGCAGCGTGCCCGTGCTGCCCACCTGGCTACCTGCCCGTGTTGTGTGGAGTGTACCAAGCAAGGCCGCACTACCCCCGCTACGGTAGTAGACCACATTACCCCAGTAAGGCTAGGCGGCGCCTTCTACGACAGCAGCAACTACCAAAGCCTGTGTCGGCCTTGTCACCAGGCTAAGAGTGCCTCAGAGCGGCTTAAAACGCCAAAGGGGGTAGGGGGTCAAAATCCTTGAGCCTGTCCCGACCTAGACCGTAGCCCAGCGTCCCGAAGACGCGCGTGCATAATTATTTTAAAAAATCAGATATGGCAGCCGGCCGTCCATCCAAACCAACCCATTTAAAAAAGCTCGGCGGTACACTACAGCCAAGTCGCACCAATCCGCTTGAACCTGTACCCGACGTTGCGCTAGGCTTACCACCTGAGTGGCTGACTCCTATGGCCAAAGAATACTGGCAGGAAATCGGCGGATTGCTGCTGCAAATGAAGCTGATTTCCTACGGCGATACGGCGGCCATGTCGCTGCTCTGCGACGTGCTGGCGCAGTGGGTAAGCGTGCGGGTCACTATTGCCAAAAGAGGCCGGGTGTACGAGCTGCTTACCCCCGGAGGCAAGGTGTTCCGCGCCCGCCCAGAGGTGGCCATGGAAGCCGACTTGTGGCGCCGGGCTAAAACCATGCTCACCGAGTTTGGCCTGACGCCAGCCAGCCGCAGCAAGGTATCAGCCCTGGTGGTGAAGGACGAAAAAGACCCCCTGGCGGCGTTGATGGAGGAAGCCCAATGAAGTTGATTCTCCAGCCCGAGGGTATGACCGTGACGGGCCAGTGCTGCGTGGCTATGCTGGTAGGCGTCTCGCTCAATTCCTGCCTGACGGTCTTTTGCCAGGACTATACGGATTCCACTGCCGTCATGCGCTGGGCCCTGAAGTACTATCACTACCAGCCTCATCCCCGACTGCGGCGATTTAAGAAGCAGGTGCAGCTGCCCACCCTTTGCCTGCTCTGGTCGAAGTATACCGGTGAGTGGGTGGTGTACGATACGGGCGATATCTACTGCCCAACCCACGGCATTTGCAACTATGATGATTACCAAGAGGCGGTTGGCGACATGCTCACCCACTACCTCGGTTTTACTAAAATCAAATGAGTGACTTATCCCACCTGTCTATTTCTCAGCTTCAGGATGAACTGGCACGTCGCCAGCCCGAACCTATTTGCCCAACCTGTCGCAACTGGTCGGCTTACATGGGCAGTTCACGCAGCTGGGCCCTAGAACTTCACTGCCACGGTTGCCGCAAAGCCGTAGGCCTATGCACCTGCCGTCGATGAGTCCTCTCGCCCCCTGGCACCAATACGCCCACGATGCCGTAGCCGCCGGTCGCGCTGAAGCCGCCGTGCAGGAGAAGCTACGGCCTATTGTGCTGCGCATCGGCACCCTGAAAAAGGATAAGGACACCGACCACTCGGCCCAAATCGCGGCGCTGGAGCGCAAAGCCGAGCCCCTGCGTGCGCAGCTGCGGGCGCTGCCGCTGCGCGTCGGCCGCTATACGTGGCTGGCTTGCGAGCGCCACCTTAACGACCTAGCGCAGGGCCAGGCCCGCGGGCTCTGGTTTGATGAGAAGCGGGCCAGCATAGCCGTGAAGTTCTTTAGCTTGCTCACCCACAACAAAGGCCAGTGGGCAGGCAAGCCCCTCACCCTGGAGCCCTGGCAGCAGTTCTTTATCGCCTGCCTGTTCGGCTGGAAGCGGGCCAACGGGACCCGCCGGTTTCGGGAATCTTACCTGGAAGTAGCCCGCAAGAATGGCAAGAGCACCGTCGGCTCGGGTGTGTGCCTGGAACTGCTGGTGCTCGACGGCGAGGCCGGCGCCGAAGTCTACACGGCCGCCACCAAGAAAGAGCAGGCCCGGATTGTCTTTGGCGACGCCCAGAACATGGCCCGCAAAAGCACAGCGCTGCTCAAAAAGGTGAAGGTGCAGCAGCACGCCATCATGGTAGCCAGCACGCTCAGCACCATGAAGCCCATGTCGTCGGACTCGAAAACCGAAGACGGCCTTAACCCGCATGGTATCTACATTGACGAGTACCACGCCCACGAAAACGACGGCCTGTACTCGGTGCTCAAGTCGGCCACCGGCGCCCGTACCCAGCCGTTGCTCAGCATTATCACCACGGCCGGCTTCAACCGGCTAGGGCCCTGCGCCCAGCTGCGCAAGTCGCTGGCCAATCTGCTGGAAGGCCAGCACCATGATGATTCGTATTTCGTACTCATCTATTCGCTCGATGAGCAAGTCGATGACTGGAATGACGAAAGCTGCTGGCAGAAAGCGAATCCGAATTTGGGCGTAAGCGTGGGGCTGGACTACCTGCGAGAGCAGCACCAGGCGGCCGTGCGGCTGCCCAGCCAGCAGGTGAATTTTAAAACCAAGCACCTGAATCTGTGGACCGACAGTGCCGTAACCTGGATTCCCAACGAGCTGTGGATGCAGGGCGCCATCGGCACGCCCATGGTGGAGCTACTGAGCCGCAAGGCGTGGGGCGGGCTGGACCTAGCCAGCGTGCGCGACATCACGGCCCTGGTATTCGTACTGCCCAAAGAGGGTGGGGCCTTCGATGTGCTGTGCTGGTTTTGGGTGCCCGAAGAGTCGGTGGATGAGCGCACCAAGCGCGACGGGGTGCCCTATCGGCAGTGGGTAGATGAGGGCTATTTGCTCACCACGCCCGGCAACGTGACGGACTACAACTTCATCAAGGCGCAGGTGCAGGAGCTATGCGAATTGTACCTGGTGCAGATGATTGAGTATGACCGCTTCAACGCCTCGCAAATGGTGATTGACCTTACCGAAGCCGGCGTGCCCATGCAGCCTTTCGGGCAGGGCTTTGTGAGCATGAACGCGCCTACCAAGGAACTCGAAAAGTTGGTGCTCGACGGCAAGATTCACCACTACGGCCACCCGGTGCTGGCCTGGATGATGGGCAACGTCGAGATTCAGCGCGATGCGGCCGACAACATGAAAATCAACAAGGGCAAGAGCAAAGAGAAAGTAGACGGCGCCGTGGCCTTAGTCGAGGCGCTGGGCGGCTTCATGACCGGCGAAGGCCCCGAAACTAGCGTCTACGAAGAGCGTGGGCTGCTTATCCTGTAGCCCTTGCCCCGCTTTGCCCCGCTCGCATAGTAACCCCGGCTAGGCCATTTCGGAGCTTTGATGCGTAATCAAGCCCCTGGCCGTGTCTTTCTGGAACCGTTCGTCTGCCCGCTCCACCGCCACCCCGCTGCAAGCGGCCGTGTCGGCAGAGCGTGAGCAGCGCAGCGCGGGCACCGTGGAGTCGGTCAGCACCGAGAGCAACGACGCCCGGCTGCTGAGCATTCTAGGCCTGGGCGGCGCCACGGTAGCGGGGGTAGTGGTGAATCAGCAATCGGTGATGAGCATCGCCGCGGCCTGGGCCTGCGTGAATGCCATCAGCCAGGACATTGCGGGCTTGCCCTGCCAGCTGTTTCGCCAAACGGCTACCGGCCGTGAGCGCGTGAGCGACCACCCGGCCATTAACCTGCTCAATCTGCAAGCCTCAGGCTTGCAAAACAGCTTCCAGCTGCGGCAGACGATGACGGCCATCACCCTGCTGCGGGGTAATGCTTACGCCCTTATCGTGCGCGCTGGCAAGCTCAAGCCCGTGCAGCTGCTGCACAAGCATCCTGACGAGACAACGGTGCTCAAGTACAACGGCCGTTTGTGGTACCGTTTCAGTGGCGACCCCAAAACCTACGCCGATTACGATGTACTGCACTTTCGCGGCTTGAGCCTCGACGGCGTGATGGGCGTGTCGGTGATTCACTATTTCCGCGAAACCTTCGGCAAGGGCTTAGCTGCCAGCAAGAGCCACACCAATTTTTACAACAACGGTGCCCAGCCCTCGGGCGCGCTGCAAACCAAATCGACGCTAAGCGCGCCTGCTCAGCAGCGCCTGGCCGATACGTTCGCCTTCAAATACAGCGGCGTTAGCAACGCAGGTAAGCCGCTGGTATTGGAGGAAGGCCTGGAGTACAAGGCCATCAGCCTACCCCCAGCCGATGCTCAGTTCTTGGAAACGGCTAAGCTTACCCGCTCCGATATCGCCAGCATTTTCCGCATGCCGCCGCATAAAATCGGCGATTTGGAACGCTCGACAAACAACAATATTGAGCAGCAAAGCCTCGACTACGTGGGCGATACGCTCATGCCCATTCTGCTGGCGCAAGAGCAGGAATGCCGCCTGAAGCTGCTGTTGCCCAGCGAGGTGGAAACTTACTATTTCCGCCACAACCTAGCCGCGCTGCTGCGCTCCGACGCCACTGCCCGCGGCAACTTCTACGCCAAGCTCTTTCAGGTGGGGGCCTTCAGCCCCAACGACATCCTGGCCCTCGAAGACCGCAACGGCATCGGCGAGGCTGGTGACGAGCGCTTTATCCCCGTCAACATGGCCCCGCTCAGCCGCATCGGCGAGCTGACTGACGCTGCCATAGCGGCCCGCAAAGCGCCGGCCACGCCACCCGCTAACGACCCAGCTCCCGAAAATGATTAAGTTACCCCAACTGCCGGAAGGCCGCGAGATGCGGCTGCTCGGCACCGCCCCCACGATTGAGTACCGGGCCGCCGATGGTGCCGCTCAGGAGCCTGAAGCCTTCGTGGGACAGGCCATTGTGTGCGGCGTGCGCTCGGAAGTGCTGGGTGGCCCCGGCTTTCGGTTCGTGGAAATCATCGACCCGCACGCGCTCGATGAGGCCGACTATTCCAACGTCGAGGGCGTGTTCAACCACAACTCGGACGTGCTGCTGGGCCACACCCGCAGCGGCACGCTGGTACTTACCCGCACCAGCGACGGCGGCCTGAGCTACCGCATTCCCTACGACCCGCTGGACCCCGACCACGTGCGGGTAATGCGCAAAATCGTGCGCGGGGACGTGGTAGGCAGCTCTTTCATGTTCATCACGGCTTCGGGGGGCAGCGAGTGGGATAATGAGCAAACGCCCGACGGCGGGGACCTCTACGTGCGCACCGTGAGCAAAATCGCCACAGTCTACGACGTGTGCCCCGTTACCAGCCCCGCCTATTCCGACGCCACCGCCGCCAGCCGCAGCCTGACCTCTTTTCAGCAGGAACACCCCAAGCCCCTGGCTGGCCCTTGCCCCGATATGCTGGCCCGCGAAATGGAACTGGCCTCCTTCTAAGTTTTTTCACCCTCTCACCTTTTTTCTGCAAAAACAATGAATTACTTGCAACAGCTGCGTGAGCGGCGTGACGCAGCCTTGGCCCGTGCCCGTGTACCGTTCAACGCCGCCCGCGGCGATGGCGGCGCGCAAGCTCGCAGCATGACGGCTGAAGAAACGGCCACCTACGACGCGGCCATGACCGAAGTGCGTAGCCTGGCTACCCAGATTCTACAGGCTGAAGAGCAGGAGCGCCTCGATGCCGAAGCCGCTAGCCGCTCGCTGCCAGTTAACAACCACAACACCAGTGAGGCCCGCAGTCTAGCCAAGTACTCGCTGCTGAAAGCCGTGCGGTCGGCGCCCGGCTACCCCGGCGGTGGCAAGCTGGAAGGCCTGGAAAAGGAAATGCACGAAGAGGCAGCCAAAGAGGCCCGTGCTGCTGGCGAGCCCCTGAAAGGTGTTGGCGTGCCGCAAATGCTCATCGGTGGCGGCGCAGAGCAGCGCGACAACGGCGTTACGGCTGGTGGTGGAGCCTTCACCCAGCCCGAAGACGGCGCGGCCGTAGTGGCGCGCACCTTGCGCCCCGTTATCGACCTCTCACGTCCAAACACCGTGCTGCGCGAGCTCGGTGCGCAGTTCCTGACTGGCCTGACCGGCAACGTCGGCGTGCCCAGCCAGACGCAAGGCGCTACCTCGACCTGGAAAGGCGAGATTGATGAGCTCGACAAGTCGAACCAAAAGTTCGGCTCGGCCGACATGACCCCGCACCGTCTGGGTACGTTCGCCGTGCGCTCGCTGCAATTCCTGGCTCAGACTGCGCCCTCGGTAGAGGCCATGCTGCGCACCGACCTGGAAAACAGCATTATGGAGGCCCTGGAAGTGGCGGCCATTAATGGTAGCGGCACCAACAACCAGCCGAAGGGCATCCTTCAGACGGACGGCATTAACAGCTTGGCGCTCGGCACCAACGGCGGCGCGCCTACCCGCGCCATGCTCATTGGTATGCAGGCCCTGGTTGAAGACCAGAACATCCGCATGGATTCGCCTGGTTTCCTCTTCAACGTCCTCACGAAGGCTACGCTGCTCAACACGAAGGTTGATTCCGGCACGGGCATCTTCCTGATGAGCGACAACGGCCAGGTGCTAGCCACCCGCGCGGCTGTGACCTCGCTGGTACCGAAGAATTTGACTAAGGGCACAGGCACCAACTTGTCGGCAGGCATTTTCGGCAACTGGCGTGACCTGCTCATCGGCCAGTGGGGCGGCCTCGACATCACGGTAGACCCCTACACCCTGGCTACCAAGGGCGAGGTACGCATCATTCTGCAATCCTTCTTTGACGTGCTGGTGCAGCGGGCCAAGGCTTTCGCAGCTGTGAAAGATATCATCGCCACTATCCCGCAGGCCGCCTAAACCTAATTAAACCGGCTAAAAAGCCCCGTCTGCCTAGCGCAGGCGGGGCCTTGTGGGTGCCAGAAGTCTGGTTTTCACCCTCATTTTCAATCTCATGTCGGATTCTCATGCTCAGGCGGGCATAATCGCTGCCAAAGCCGGCGGTACTGCTGGCGAAACCGGTGCGCAAGACAGCACCAACCCCACTGTTGATGCAGCTAAATCGGGCGCCGATACGGCCGATGGCGCTGGTAAAGTGGAGGTAACAGAGGGTGATAAGCCCGCAAACCCGGACGCAAAAGGCGCTAAAACGAAGGAAAAGGCAGAGAAAGCGGGCGAAACTGCTAAGAAAGTGGTCGAAAAGACTAAGGATTTGGTCAATACCGTGCTTGATGAGGCTGCAAAGGCTGCTAAGGCCATTGTGGGCGAAACTGCTACCATCAAGGTGCTGCGCTCGCACCCCATGCTCGGTGCTTTTCCTGGTGCGGTGACCACCATCAATGCCGACTTCGCTAAGGAGTTGATTGAAGGCAAATTCGCCGAAACCGCCACCGAAACCGCCGAATAATCGCCCATTATGCTCACCCTCGCTCAGGTAAAGGCTCATCTTAAACTCGACGCGGCCGAAGGGCCCGAAGATGACCTGTTGCGCCTTTACCTGAGCACGGCGGTGGCCACCTTCGAGCATACCAGCAAGAAGCGGTTCCCGGAAGAAAATGAGCCCACTACCACCGTGTTGGTAGGCGCTGCGATGCTGGCAGTTTTTGTAGACCCCACCGTGCTCACTGCCCGCGAGCAGTTGATAGGCGTGCAGTGGTTGCTGCTTTTACTCGGCCACTGGTATGAGAATCGGGGCAGTGTGGCTGTCGGGCTGAACGTGACGGAGGTGCCGCAAACCTGCAAAGCGCTGATGAATATTTTGAGGGAGCCGACGCTATGAATCTGCATCCAAAAAAAACGCGTGGTACTGGAGTATGGGGCGTGAAGTATGTCACTCAGCTTAATAAAACTCCGACCTCGGTAACTATTGAACTTAAAGTAACCCGCTGGAAAGTGTATTGCTGGGCCGCTTGGCAATACGTTAAAAGCTATTTCAAAAAATGAACTTCGGCAAGTGCGACCGCCTCATCACCCTGCAAATCCCAACCCCCGCCCCCGCCAACGAGTACGGCGGGCCGGGCCAGCAGCAGCAGTACGCCGATGTGGCCCAAGTGTGGGCGCAGGTCAAGCCCTTGCCGGGCGCTGAGGGCTTTATCGGTGACCAGCTCACGGCTACCCAGCGTCAGGAGTTTACCATCCGCTACCGGCCCGATGTGCAGCCCACCTGGCAGCTTGTGTTTGAAGGCACTACTTATCAGCTCATCAGCGTCAGCGAATTCGGCCGGCGCGTGGGCCTCATCCTAACCGCTTACGCCCGTGGGTAAGAACCTGGCATTTGAAGGCGTCAACGAGTTGATGCAAGTGCTCGATGGCCTAGCGGGCGATAAGAAGCTCAGCAATAAAGTGGTGCGCGGCATTCTGAATAAAGCTGCTAAACCCATTATTCAACGAGCGCAGGAATTGGTTTCTAAAGAAGACGGCGACCTGCAAAAAAGCATTGGTACTATCCCCGGACGGGGCCAGGGCCGCGGTGAGCAGGTGTACGTCGGGCCTCGGCGCGGGGGGCGCTACAAAGGCTACGCCGGGCACCTAGTGGAATACGGCACGGCGCCGCACATCATCCGAGCCAAGGCGGCCGGCGGGCACTTGCACCTGCGCGGTAACGTGTTCGTCGAAGAGGTGCACCACCCGGGCGCGGCGGCCAAGCCTTTTATGCGGCCGGCCTTCGATAGTAAGAAAGACGAGGCCATTGGCATCATCAAAGACGAATGTCGAATCATCATTGAATCAGAATTTAAATCAGTTTTTAAGTAGTGGAACCCGGCGCGCTCCTTAATTCCCTGCTCAGCCAGGCCCCTGCGGTGGTGGCCTTGGTAGGTAAGCGCATCTACCCTTTGGTAGCGCCGCAGGGCACGCCACGGCCCTACTGTTGCTATCAACTTATCAACCGTGGGCCGGAAGCTGGTAGTAGCAAAACCTGCCAGCTGGGCGATGTGGCCCGGGTGCAGCTGAGCTTGTTTGCTGACACCTACGAGCAATTAGCTGTCCTCACGTCAGCCTTTCGGACGGTGCTGGACTACGCCGAGCCTGAACCGGGCGTGAGCCTGGAAATCGACAACCAGCAGGACCACCACGACCCGCAGGCGGCCTGCCTGTTTCGCAGCCTCGACTACCTGGTAGAACTGCCCTAATTCACCCTCTCACTTTTTTCTGCAAAAATCTTATGGCACTTACCCCAGTTAAAGGCAAAGACGTCGGCCTGGCTGTACAAAAAATGGTGGCCGCGGCACTCAAATACGTGCTCGTTGGCTGCCTCACGGATTCCACTTTTGACGTGGACACCGAAACGGACGAAGCCACCTGCATCGCTAGCGGTGTTTTCAAGGAGTTCATTGGCGGACAGAGTGGCTGGACAATGGGCGGCACGCTCAACGTGCGCCAAGCCACCAATGATGTCAGTGGCCCCGGGCTCACCGACGCCGACGACAACGTGACGGCCGAAAATTTTCTCGACATGCAGTTGGCCGGTACTACCGTGCAGATACGCTACCAGATTGGCGGCGCCAAGGGCAGCGCCTGGTATTCGGGCCTGGCCATCATCACCAAATCCAGCTTCAAAGGCCAATTGAAAGGCGTGGCGACCTATGCCATCAGCCTGCAAGGCACCGGGCCGCTCACCAAGACGCTGGCTCCTTAAGTTTTTCCGCTTTCTCATCCAAAAAACCCGCTCAGTTTCTGGGCGGGCTTTTTGGGCGAAAGTCCTCTCATTTCTACCTTTTTTTCTCATGAAAGCTTCCCCTACTGTCCCCAACGCCGCCCGCGGCGAAGTAACGCTTACCATCGCCGGCGCCCAGCATACCATTCGTTTCGGCATGAATGTGATGCGTGATTTTTCCAAGCTCACGGGCCGCGCGCCCAGCGAGTTTGGCGAGGTCCTGGGCGATGACTACACCGAAGCGCTCACCGGCATTGTGAGCTGCGCCATCACGCGCTACGTGCCCGCCGAGGACCTGCCAAATGGGTTCGACCAAGATGCAGCGGCCGATTTTATTGACGCGCTCAGCCGAGAAGATGCTGACGCCCTGGCCGAAGCTATTACCGAGGCCGTGACGGTCCCCCCGTTGATGACCTCGCTCATGGCGAAAGTGAAGGTCAAGAACCAAGCCGCAGCCGGCGAAGCGCTAGCCACGAATGGAACCGCTACCTCGGCTTCGCACTCGGTGAGCTAAAGCTAAAGCCAGTCGAATTCTGGGAGTTAACGCTCGCGGAATTCGATTGGATGGTCCGCGGCTACCAGCGGCGGGCGGCGGCCAAGCAAGAGCGCCAATTAGAGAAATGGCGCCAAACGCGCCTGGTGGCCACCATCCTGCGCAATGCCCACCGCGGGCCCAACGACGTGGCCCTCACCCCGGAGGAATTCCTCGCCCTGCCTGGTGACCGGCCCCCGCTGCCGCCGATGGATGAGGAAACGTTCGACGCCACGATGGCCCGCCTCGCTGAATTTGATACCCTATCCTAGTCCTGTTATTTTTTGTGTGCTATACCTAGTGAAAACGGCCAAACTACTGCTTCGGGGTCAGTGGTTTGGCCCATTTCCTAGGTGCAAACCGGTCGTTCATGTCTGATATTTTAGCTTCCGTCTCCGTCGTTTTAGGTGCCGAAATCTCGGGCTTCAAGGCCGCGATGGCGGACGCGCGCAAGGAGCTAAAAGGCTTGGTGCAATTCAGCGAAGGCCTCAAGGATATCGGTACCAGTCTCACCACCTACGTGAGTGCGCCATTGGCCCTGTTGGGTACGGCTTCCGTCGTAGCCAGCGCCAAGCTGGAGAGCCTGAAAAACGGCCTGCAAGCCATCGCGCAGCAGGAACTAGGCAAGCAGGGCGTTACGGGCCTGGGCGCGGTAGGCATTGCGGCCCAGCAGACGAGCGAGCGCATCAAGGAGCTTCAGGTGATTGCCAAAGCGCCCGGCCTGGGCCTCGAAACTGCGGAGCAGGCGGACATCCGGCTGCGGGCCGTGGGCACCAGCGCTCAGGAATCGGCTAAGGAAATCAAAGCGTTTGCCAACGCCATCGCTACGACGGGCGGCGGCCGCACCGAGTTTCAGACCGTCACCACCCAGCTGGCCCAGATGACGGCCAAGGGCAAGGTGCTGGCCCAGGACCTGCGCCCCATCATCGAAGCCGCGCCGGCTGTAGCGGCCGCTTTGCAAACGCTCTACGGCACGGTTGATAGCGAGGACATTTCCAAGGCCTTGGCCAAACAGGGCCAGAGCAGCGAGGATTTTGTGGCCATCCTCACCGAGGAGCTGGGCAAGTTGCCCCAGGTAACGGGCGGCCTCAAGGCCATCTACGAAAACGACCTCGATGCCCTGCTGGTGAGCAGCGCCAAAATCGGCGACGGCATTGCCAAGGCCTTCAACTTGCAAGACGTAGGGCAGAAGCTGGGCGAGGAAATCTCGGCTATCGGCGATGCCTTTGCGGGCCTGCCCGAGGGCGTGCAGCAGGCCATCGTTGTCTTCGCGGGCCTGGTGGCGGCTACGGGCCCGGTCCTAGTTGGGCTGGGCACGTTGGGGGTAGCGCTGCCCGCCATCAAAGCGGGTTTTGCCTCGATCAGCAGCCTCGTGCCCGTGCTCAGCGCGGGCCTGAGCGCGCTGGTAAGTCCCATCGGGCTGGTAGTAGTAGGCCTAGCGGCGCTAGCAGCTGGCGCCTACTACGTGGCCACGGCCAACGAACGGGCGCTCGACTCCTACAAAGCCCAGGCGCAGGAAACCGACAACCTGGTGGGCACCATCAACCCGCTGCTAGCGCGCTACAATGAGCTCAGCGCGAAAACAGTGCTCACCACAAATGAACAAACCGAACTAACCAGCATCATCAAGCAGCTGGCGGCGGCGGTGCCCGGCGCCACCACCGCCATTGATGAATATGGTAACGCCACGGCCATCAGCACGGGCGCGGTTACGGAGTTTACGCAGGCCCTGCAAGCGCAGAAGGCCGCGCAGGCGGCCCTCAATTTGCCGGCTGCCTCGGAAAAACTGGAGGAGTTGGGCACTAAGTACAAGGTGCTCAAACGACAGGCTGACGAATTTAACAAAACGGGCAGCATCAAAGTGGCCACCTTCGATTCGGGTGGCGGCGCGCTGGAAACCTTCGGGGCGGGCAGCAAAGCCGTGCTGGAGCTGCAAGCCAACCTGGCTACGGCCAACGTGGAATTTCTCAAGCAAAAGCAGCTAGTCGATGAACTGAAGGGCGCCACCAATGGCTTGGCCGAGGCGGATGATAGCCTGGCCGGCGCCCTGATGAGCGTGGGCCTGGCGGGCGGCCGTACCAGCGGCATTCTGGCCGACCTGCGCGAACAGTTGAAGAAAGTGCAGGAGCAGCGCGAAACGGAAACCACCGTAGGCGCTATCAAAGTAGATAATGCCCAGATACTTAGCCTGCAAAAGCAGATTGCCGAGCTGGAGGGCACCGGCAAAAAGGGCGCGGACGCCATTGCCAAGCTGCGACTGGAATTGTCGCGCCTGACGGCCCTCGACCGGCTGCTGGGCGATTTGCCGAATCAGTTGGAAGTAACGGAACGGCGGGTAGATGCGCTGCAAAAAGGCCTGAAAACCCTGGTGGACGCGGGCGTAGGTACCAGTTCCAGGGCCTTTCAGGGTTTTGCCGTGGAACTGGCCAATTTGAGCCGGCAACTCGATAAGGTAAAAGGCAGTGGGGGCACGCTGGAATTCAAGCCCGCGAGCGTTAAAACGCTTCTGCCTACGACCATCGGCGACACGTTGCCGCAGGACGTAGCGCGCCTGCTTGGTGACTACGCCAAGCAGGCCAAGCCGTTCGAGCTACCCCTCGCCGTCAAGCTCAACATGAAAGCCATTTTGGATGCGCCCAAGCCGTTCCAGATTTTGAAGACGGAATTAGAAAATTTGGGCAAGGGCTTCCGGGAGGTGGATGGCGCGGCGCAGCTGGGCATCAACTTCGATGTGGCCGGCTCCAAGGCGAATATTCTGCAAAACACGATTCAAAACCTGCTGGCGCAGGGCTTTAGCCCACTCGATACGGGCTTGCAGCAATTGAGTGCGCAGTTCAAGCAGTTAGTAGTGGATTCGCAAGCTACGCAAGTGGTGAAGGCGGGCGTGATGGATTTAGCGGCCGGCATCTCGACCGCCTTCAGCGATGCGCTTAGTGGCACGCAAAGCATCGGCGACTCGCTGCTCCAGACCCTACTCAGCACGGTGGGCACCATTGCTTCAGAACTAGGTGGCATTCTGCTAGCCAGTGGGCTGGGCATTGAAGCGCTGAAAGTGAGCCTGGCGAATTTCACGGGGGTCGGGGCCATTGCGGCGGGCCTGGGCCTGCTAGCCATCGGGGGCATTGCCAAGGGCGCGGCCGCGAATCTGGGTAAGTCGGCTGGTAGCAGCGCCAGTAGCTCACCCACTACCAGCAACTACGGCCAGACGAGCACGCAGCAGACGATTAAGGTTATCGCTGAATTCAGGCTGCGTGGGCAGGATTTGGTTGCTGTTGGCCGCTCGCAGACGTTCCGCTCTAAGGTTACGGATTAGTGTTGCTGCTTATAGGTCACTGTTGGCGCCTTGTAAGCTAACGCCAAACGATTCATTTCTACCCATGCAATACCGGCTGGACTACCAAATGTGCCTCGAAAATCAATTGGTATATCAGCTGATTTTGCTGTTGGGACTCTGCAAATACCGCGAATCTCAATTAAAACACCAGTTGTGGTTCGAATAACTGCGAAGCGAAGAGCAGCCTCTACAGTGCGGTTTTGTGTTGCCCTAAAGCCGGTATTAATATAGCCAAGCTCCTTATCTGATTTATCTATCGGATACCCAGATTCTAATAATAAACGCCCCAATTTCGTGTACGCAGTTGCTACACTGTCAGCAGTATGCAGAATAATTACGTTGTCTTTTTTTGTCGGTTCTGATGCTTCTTGCCCAGCGGGCGGTACAGTTTGGGCGAGGGTGGGAATAGCGCAGGCAAGTAGGGCCGCGAGTAGGTAGTGCTTCATGCGCCGAAAGTAACATGTTGCCCCGCTTTGCCCCGCCCCCGCCCTAAGCTGCCTACCCCCCAGCCGGAACTTCGGGCATGAGTTACGTTCAGCTGCGCCGCCAAATTCTCGTCAATAACACCGGCCTTGGCGCCCCGTACACAGCTACCGTCGATTATTTCGACACCCTAGACCGTAAGCCCATCACCTTGCAGTTTGACAGCCAGGCCAATGACCCGGCTGCGCTCGCCAAGGGAGATGAGGTATTTCGCTACGAGTACCGCCCTGGCAAAATCCGCCTGGTGCTCTACGACGGCAACGGCAGCGTCTACACCCGCAATCTGGTCGGCGCCAACCCGACGCCCGGCGTGGGCACGGCCCTCCAACTCAAAGTCAATCCGCTCAACGCCACTACCACGGACGTGAACGCCCGCAACGGCTGCTTTGACCTGACGGGCCAGTTCGGCGTGGCGCCCTACCAGCTGGAGGTAACGGGTCAGGGTGGCCAGGCCAGCGGCTACCACCAAACGGCCACCTCGCAATTTGAAATCTACCCCGTCCGCTTCTACAACCTGGCCAACGGCGAGTATTTTGTAAAGGTCACGGATGCTACCGGCGACTTTCGCACGCAAATCGTGCGCATCGGGGTAGCGCAGTACGGCTGGCCGCGCGGGTCCGTGCTAAAAGACTACTACGCTAACCAGCGGCTAATTCGGCGTTGGTGGCTCTACAATGAGCTCAACACCCTTTCCGAAAGCTATTTTGCCAACCAGGGCAACGGCAGCGCCTACCTAGCCCCCACAGGCACGCTAGTAGACGCCTTTCTGCTGCCAGGCAGCGTGGGCGCGGTCTGGCGGCAGGTGTACGCCGACGGCACGGGGGAGGTGTACTTCGTGGACCGCGGTACGGGCACCGACAGCAGCCTGGAGCTCGACAACCTGATTCCGCTCAATCCTGATACTGAAGCCGAGCAAAACGGGGGCGTACTGGTGGAAATGCTGGCTTCGGCGCCCCCGCTTACCTTCTCGCTGCCGGGCTACCCCAGCAATCAGCACGGCAGCTTTGACGGGCTGGGCGCGGGTGATTTCGAAGTGCAGGTAGTCGATGCCGTGGGCAAGTCGGTCACGGTGCCTTTCAGCCTGCGCGCCCGCTACGGCCTGCGCTGGTACCTCGACTTTTCGGACCTGTACGGCGTGCCCTGCCGGCTTGAATTGTGGCTGCGTGATTACGTGGGCGAGCCGGAGCTAATCAAAGGCCAGGCCGACCCCGTGATTATCAAATCGGACGGTCTGAACAGCACCATCGGCGGGCAAGGCGACCTGCCTTCCGTAGTGGCCACTTCGTGCCAGGTGAACTTGAAAACCCCGCCCGATTTGCTGCTCGACGTGGAAACCGGCGACGACACGAACTGCCGCGTGGACGTGTGGCGTGATACAAAGCTGCGCTTTCGCGGCTTCGTGCAAACGGGCCTCTACGATGGCGAATTACAGGCGGGCCTTATCGACGTGAGCCTGACGGCCACCGACGGGCTGGCCGGGCTCAAGGATACCTATTTCACGGGCCACGTCGGGCAGCGCCTGGGGGGCCATCGCCGGCTGCTCAGCTCGCAGGTGCACTGCCTGGCCCGTACGAGCATAGCCCTGCCCCTGCACATCTACACCAACCGGCGCGACGCGGCCATGAGCGACGCTGATGCCCCGGAATTGGCAGCGACCACCAACCGGCTCGGCTACTGGGATGAGAGCCAGGACGAGCCGATTTTCGACCGGGCTGTACTCGAGGCGCTCGCCCAGGCTGAAGGCGGCACGCTGGTGCAGCGCGAAGGCGTGTGGCAGGTGCGCAGCATTCTCGAAGCCGCCGGCCCGGCAGCCGGCCGCGCCTACCGGCCGGCCGGCACGCCCGCCGGTGACCGGCTGGCCCCAGCGCCTACCGGCCTCGTGGAGCCCTCCACCGAGCACCGCTGGTACTGGCTTCACGCCGACCAGGCTAAGGAGGTGCGTGCGGGCTGGAAATCGCTCACGGGGACCACCGATGCCGGCTGGCTCAAGAACGCGTTTGCCGCGGGCACGGCCTTTTCCGACCCCTACGCCTGGCTGGAAGATTACTCCAAGCTGCGGCCCATCAGTGGCTGGCGCCCTGGCCTCAACGTGCTGAACTTCCCGCTGGTGTTGCAGCGCGTAGGCGAGAAAGGCAAGGACCACAGCACGCAGTGGCCTCGCAGCACAGCCAGCAAGTTACCCGACAGCCGCTACCTCGAAAGCCCCGCCTTGCCCCTGGCAGCCGGCCTGGAGGCGGTGCCCGCCTACCTCACGCTCACAGGTAAGTTCCTGCCCAGCGAGTTTTATACGGATGCCAGCAACACGAAATTCGCTGCGCCCACGACCGCTAAGCAGGCCACGCTGCCTTACGAATTCGTGGTAGATGGCCGCCCGACTGGCCTGCGGCTGGCCACCTTCGCGCTAAGCGCCCAGAGCAGCGATAAGGATACCACCTTTGAAGCGCCGCTGGACGCCCTGCCGTCGGGCGCGGGCGTGGCCACGTTGCGGGTGTACGCGTGGTTCGCCGGCGATGTGGGCCAGCTCGACAGCGCTACCCCTGCCGGCCAGCTTTCGCCTGGCATCTACGGCTACGACAAAGGATTTCTAGCTAAAGATGATTTCGGTACGGGCGTGTTTCGGCTCTTTGTTGCCAATAACGACGACGCGAAGCTGCCTTTAACCGGGGCATCCTGGACGGAACTGTTAGCCACGAACGCCAGCACGGGCCAACTGCTGCTCAGCAGCGTGGGCGTGCAGCTGCGGCCCCAGGGTGCCATCTGGGACGGGGAAGATAACTTTCGGGCTGACGGGCCAGCTGGTAACATCCGGCCCACCGAGGCCCTGAAAGTATTTCACCCCGACGTGCCCATCACGGCCGGCCTGTTTGGGGGCAATCTGGACGCGTTTGCCAAGAGCATTGCCCTGGCCGACGGCACCATGAGCACCAAATGGGCCCGCCACATCGACCTGGAGCCGAGCCCGCTCCTCGAAAGCAACGTGTACGACGTGCTCTCGCTCCGGTCCGGCCCGAGCAACCTGCTCACCGGTACTATTCGCCACGAAAACTGTGAGCCGCCCTATTTGCTCGACACCATCGACACGCCCTACGACATGCCCGGTAGGCGTTTCTGCGTGGGCGCCACCGAGTGGCATATGAAGGCGGCGGCGGTAGGCGTCTCGCTCATTCAGAACGGCGTGGGGGCCGATGCGCCCAACCCCTACGACGAGTTGCCCGACGGCGTGCGCGTGATTGACCGCCTCTATCAGTACGTTACGGGTAAGTACGTCAACTTCGCCCGCGGCACCAACGACGGCAGTGTGCGGGTACGGGGGTAGGCTGCTTGCCCCGCTTTGCCCCGCCAAGCGGCTACACTGGCTACCCCCCAGCCGGAACTTCGGGGCATGGCTGTCAAGATTATCCGCATTTACCAGTTACCAACAGTAGCTAACCCCAAGACAGAACTCGCGGGGGCGGTATTCGAAGTAGAGGTACTAGCGGGCCCGGTAGCCGGCGCTTACGTCAATAAAAAGCTGACGTATGAGCAATTCGCGGACCTTTTGGGCGGCGCCAATACCGGCCCCAACCTGCGCCCCGATGCGTTCAAGCTCGTTCGCTTCCTGACCAAAGCCGAATCAGTAGCGCATTTTGGGGGTGCTTCGCTCGAAGGCCTGCCCGCCAGCGGCCTGTGCCTGGGCACTACGGCCCGCGTAGAACTCTACACCGAGCACGATGGGGTGGGCGCCTACGAGTACAACGTGGAGATGGTCGTAGTCGTGGGGGACGCCACTTCGCCGCTGCGCGTGTTCCGGGATGGCGATTTCCTGCTCAATTCCGCCGACCCCGATGGGTTAGTGCCCGGCAAGTGGGTGCGGGCCGACAGCCTGGAGGCCGCGACGGCGGGCATTCGGCGCTACGCGGCCACCATCAACGACTGGCAGGCCGACGAGTTGATGAAAATCGCGTTTGGCGCCAGCGACTCGTTTTTCAGCGCCATCACGGCCGGCGGGCCCTTCGCGGCCCCTGCCCAGGCGGGGGTAGGCACCGCCAATTGGCGCCCAGCGGCGGTGCCCAGCCCTACCACGGCCGGCGGGGCACCGCAGTGGGTAGCTGGCAAGCAAACCGCTGGCGCCTTGGTGTATGACCTGGGCATCACCTACCGCGTGAAGGTGGACATTGCCAACTCACAGAGCGCGCCGGGGGGCAATCCCAACTTTTACGAATTGGTGGGCGCCAGCGCAGCCGTGCAGGCGCAGCACACCCAGCAGATTGCCGCCCTGCAGGGCACTTCAGCCAAAGTAGTGCTCATCGACAGCAGCAAGGCGCTTACTGGCTACGATACGCTGGCGCTCGCGGCGGCCAGTGGCAAAACCTCCCGCGCTTCGGTTTTCCTTAACCAAGCCAGTTCAGGCACGGGCGTCACGCTGACCCTCGGCGTGTTTCGCGGCAACGGCATTTATGTGGAAGGAACTGCTGCCAGTCGCTTCGTTCTCACGGCTTCCAGCATGTACGAAGCCAATATCGGCTACGGCGTCGTGGCATTCAACACGGCCTTTAACAGCATTTTTGGCAACTGCGACCTGCGGGGGTTTATGCAGGGCTGTATTCTCAACGACGGTAACACCGTAAGCAGCCCCAACACGCTGACGCTCGGCCCTGGCACGCAGACGGATGCGAATTTCTTCGATACGTTTACTAGGAACGCGGACGGCACCTATACGACGCCGCAGGCAGGAAAGGTCATCGACCAGCGCGGAGCTGGCGTAACGACGGCTCAGCTGGAAGGGGTGCGAGCGACGGCCGCCCTTACCCCCGTCCAAAGTGCCAACTATACGCTGCAAGCCAGCGACGCGGGGAATATTGTGCCGTTCTCGACTGGGGCCACTTGCACCATTCCGGCCGATACATTCGCCGTTGGTACCGTGCTAGAAATCGCGCAGGAAGGCGCCGCCGCTGTTAGCCTCGCTGGCGCCGCCGGCGTCACCCTGCGCACGGCGGGGGGCCTGAAAACGGCGGGCCAGTGGGCCAGCCTGGGCCTGCGCCAGCGGGCCCAGAACGAGTGGGTCGTAACTAACGGGGTAGCGTAATGGCGGGTATTCAACTCCACCGCCGCACCCTGGCCCCGCGGCCCGGCCCGCCCCTACCCAGCTATACCAGCTTTGTCAAGGACCCCCACTTTGCAGGCCCCATCCCCGTAGAAAATGGCTGGCAATTTGGCCAGGGCGGGGTAGGCTGGTATTACGACGCAGCCCGCCAGTGGGTAATCAACGACGGTACCTACACCGATACCATGTACTTCTACCAGCGCTTTGCCCAGCTGGGCGCTGGAAAGAATGCGCTGGTCGTATTCGACATAGAGCCCCACCCCAGCGGGCAGGCCAACCAGGGCGGGCTTTACCTGATCCTGGGCGGCATCAATAAAGCCCTGTCCGTAGCGCCAGGCCACTACGAATTTGTATTTGCCTCTGCTGACATCTCCACCGCAGAGGGCTTTTTTCTGCTGCCCCAAGGCCCTGTGCGCTTAGCCCTGAGCCGGGCAGATGGACTCTTTATTAACCCATAGCAGGCCCGCCCAGAATGATTTACCAATCGGCTAGGCCCTACTAGCTGTCCCCTACGAAGTCCTCCCCTCCTGACCTGCTACCGCTATGAATCCTGCCCTTTTAACCCCACCCTCAGCCGACCAGCAGCGCCTGCTCGATAAGCAGCGCCGGCTCACCCAGCTGCTCAAGGAGAGCAACGACACGCTGCACTACCACGATTTGCGGCGCACCGGCCTCGAAGGCACCCGCAACGCTTACCAGGCCCAACTGGCCGAAGTCACCACCCAACTCAATGCCCCGCCCCCCCCGCCCCATGGCTGATACTACCTCCGACAGCACCCTTGACAAGCTCAAGGTCTATGCGTTTCCGGCCGTGCTGGGGCTGCTCAACCTGGTGCTCACCAATCAGATTAAGGACGCGGCCACTGAAATCAAGGAAACGCGCAAGGACATCATTGAGCTCAACAGCACGGTGCAGGTGCAAAAGGTAGTAGTCGATTACCTCAACCAGCGCGTGACCAACCTGGAAACGGCCAAGAAGGAAGCCGGCGACACGCACGCCAAGATGGATGGGCGCCTCAACTCGCTGGAGCAGCGCGCCGCCATCTACGACGAGTACATGTCCAGCCACAAAACCAAGTAGCCATGCAGCTCGCCGAATTCATCCGCAAGTCCTTTTTCGATGCCACCGGCCAGCCCGACGGCAAGCTCCTGACCATCGCCGCCGTGGCGTGCGTGGTAGTGGCCACCTACCCTGTGGGCTGGATTTTCAAGGTCTGGCCGCCCGAGTACATCCACTCGCCTACGCTGCTCTTTCTGGCGGCCGGCCTCGGCATCGACGCCTACGTGACCCGCGCCAAGATTCAGGCCGATGCGCCGCCACCCCCGCCGCCACCAGCCCCCCAAGTGGAGGTGGAAAACGCGGAGAACATCACCCTGCCTCAGCCTTAGCTCTACACCCTCTTTCTTTTTTCTGCTACCCATGAGACGTTACCTACTAGCCGCGGCCGTGCTGCTGAGCACTGCCGCCTGCACCTCGAGCCGCGAGCTGATTCAAAAGCGGGCCTACCACGACCCGAAGCCCGTCGAGCTCACCAAGCAGCACGCCGAGCCGGCTGCGCTGCTGCCTGCCGGCGATACGTCGAAGCTCGCTCACCTGCCGTGGGAGCACAAGCCGAGCACGAGCCTGTTTCACCGCCTTTTTTCAAGCAAGCAGCCAGTTCCTACTAGCCAAGCGGCTGGCAATTGGCCGGTGCCTGGCAAGTGCAAAGGCTGCGTGTTTAATGTGGTGGCCGGCAACCAAACCAATAGCGCAGTGGGCAAAAAGGGCAGCGGCGCAGTCGGTGAAGGCGCGGCCGTTACGACTACCACCACTGGCAAAAATTCGGGGCCAGCCGTCATCAACTCGGACAGCTCTACCCAAAACGCCATCGGGCAGGGGGGCAACATCTCGGCTACCAATGGCAACAATAACGCCACGGAGCAAACCAAGCAGGACACCACCAAAGAGGCACCCGGCCCACTGGCGGTCATCGCCGACAACGCGACCGCCTGGCTGCCGTGGGTAGCGGGTGGCGCAGCCGTGGCCTTCTTGGTCTTTTTTCTCATTCGCCGCAAGGCCGCTAAAACGCTGGTCTAACCGATGGCTGACTTTCAACACTTCCTGCCCGGTCTGATGGGCCGCGAGGGTGGCTACGTCGACCACCCAGCCGACCCTGGCAAAGAAACCTATGCGGGCGTAGCTCGGGCCTACAATCCGCAGTGGCGCGGCTGGGCGCTGGTGGATGCCGTCAAAACCAAGCTGTGTCTGCACTCGCCGGTACCCGCTGCCAAGTATGCGGCCATCAACCAGGCGCTGCACGGCAACGCCGAGATGCAGGTGCTCATCAGTGCCTTTTACAAGGCCAGCTACTGGGATGAGCTGCAACTCGACCACGTGAGCAGCCAGGCGCTGGCCGAGCAAATGGCCGACCACGGCACCAACGCCGGTACCAGCCGGCCGGCCAAGATGATTCAGTTCGCCGTGAACCAGGTAGCGGGTAAGCCGCTGCTGGTAGTCGATGGCCAGCTGGGCATGAAGAGCGTCACGGCCATCAATGCGGCTGACCAAGCCAAGCTGCTCAAAGCGTTTGTGCAACTGCGGCGCGACCACTACGAGTACCGCACCGGGGTACGCACGCCAGCGCCCGACGTGCTGGCCCTGCTCAAAAGCCTGAAGGTGGTGCCCGACCCCACGCAAAAAGTATTTCTCAAATCTTGGCTGGCTCGCCTGCCGAAGTAATCCCTTTTTCTGCCATGTTAAAACTCATCATCACGTTCGCCGTGTGGGCTGGCCTGAGCTACCCCATCTACAAATTCATCGCCCCCTGGGCCGTCATCGTGTACGGCGTCGTTTCGCTGGCCTGCCTGCTCATCTGGGCAGCCAAGCGCAAAAAGCCGGCTCAGTAAATGACGGCGCTCCTCTTTAGCCTCTACACCGTGCTGAGCGGGGCGCAGCAGGGCATTATTACCTGGCTATTCCGAGAGTATGTACCCGAGTCGCGCCGCGATTGGGTACATGCGGCGCTGCACTACGGTGGGGTAATTATCTACCTGCTACTGGTGGCCTACTGCGGCTATGTGGCCAGCTGGCATGGCTGGGTACTGTTGCTTGTCGAAGCATCTCTATCGCGGGCGCTGCTCTTTGACCCAGCGCTCAATACTAGCCGTTCTTGGTTCAACTACCGCGAGGGTAGGGCCTGGGGCAACCTCTTCGAAGTGGGTACCACGGCTGCCGGCGATAAGGCCCTGCGCTGGTTGGCGGAGAAGCTCAACTGGTTACCTGAGCGCCTACGGCTAGGGCTGTGGGTACTTTCACTACTGCTAGCCAGTAGTTGGAAGCTACTGACTAAGTAAAGTATACCTTAATCAGCAATTTGTTTTGAAATATAGCGCGTAATTGAGTTGAATTATAAAACAGCTTGCCTGCTTCTTTAGCTACTATTATCCCAAAGTCCTGGCCTTATAACCAGGGCCTTTTAGTACTTTTTCTAAAATATCTTATCTTAACAAATTAACGATTTTTCAGGTCTTTTTTGTGATTTCAGTTAAAAAATCTGGCTATTGTTAAGTGAAGTTCATATTGCCCCCTCGCAATAGCGTAGAGATTGATAGGTTAGGTAGCCAAAGACGTGCGACCTTTGCCTTTATAAATGACCCTCGTAGTTTAGCATGGGAACCGTCGATTCCTCGCGTACTGATTTCCTTACCCGGGTTCTCACTTCCTCCTTTCCGAATATGCCTGCAAAGCGCTTTCGCTTTACGGATGGTGAGGTAGGAGCCGTTTATACCATGGGACTGCATCCGCAATCCAAGTTACCCCACCCTGTAGTACTCTTCGTATCCTCCTTTCCGCCCTCTTATCAGGGCACGACGCATCACTTTGGCCTCGTATTCTCGGAAAAGCTGGTGAGCAGTGCTAGCGAGGCTGCTACCCTGCTGGCGCAATTCACCTACCAAGAAGCTGCCCGCTATCGGGCTAGCTGCTTAGTCTAAAGCATTGGCGTTACGCTGTTATAAGCGTGAATACTAGTTGCTTTTTTAGGACAATGTTAATAAATAGTGCGTACTTTGTTGACCTACCCTATTAGGCAGGTAGGCATTACTGTTATGGCATTTTTTACTCCTCATGCTGCTAAATATTAATACGGACCCGCGGGACCACAGTACGTGTGCCCTGAGCTACGAGGAAGAAAATCACTGGTTACGGGCTACTTGGCGAGGATACGTGGACCCCGTTGAGGCGATGCGAGGGGCGGAGGCGTACTTACTGCACGCAGCTCGTACGCCGTGCTCCTTGCTCCTTAACGACAACTCTCAACTGCGGGGACCTTGGTTTGATAGCCTCGATTGGCTGGCGGAAGTCTGGGTACCCCAAGCCAGCCGCCTGGGGCTACGCTGCGTAGCCCACGTGCTGCAAGCTGACCGGCATTCGGATATCATTCCTACCCGGCTGCCAGATTCTGTGCCCTTCGAATTGCAGATATTTCAAAACCTGGAAGACGCGCAGGATTGGCTCAAGCAGTGGCACCTCGCCTCCTAGTACTACACGAGCTATATTGGCTTTCGCCGGCCGCTGGCAAAGCCGAGAAAGAAACCAGAATCATCCTAAAAGCCCCGGCCAGTAAGGTCGAGGCTTTTTTTTATAACTGAATTTGCATTAATTTTGGGATAAGTATGATTAATTGAGAATTGGATCAGGAAAAAGCTGCTTATGAGGTCATATATGGCTAATTTCTCGCAAGGCCCTCCAAATTTTAAAACTCAGCTTTGCATTTTTAAGGGTTCTAATGGGTTTGGGGGATTCCAGTATGGCCATTGTTATCTGCTGCGCTTCACTGTTTTAAATGATTGGCAGGTGGCAATTGACCGCTTAGCGCAGACGCCACTTATTGTAAGCACTGAGCAGTTTAAAGAGTGGTGGCCACTCGCTTCCGAAAAAGCCCCAGGCGATTAGGCTGGGGCTTTTTTTAGCGCTGGCTTCGGAGCCGCCAGCTTCAGCAACTGGGTCGCTCACCTCGTCATGGCTGGCCTGTACGGTGTCATCATAGTCTATATCAGCCACATCGTAGTCAGGCTCAAAGTTGGGGTCGGGCTTGCGTTCAGGTTTAGCCAATAGTAGAAAGGAGTGAAGCTTCTACTATTGGCTAAACCTGAACGCAAGCCAGCACCTTATTTTGTGGCTATGACCCTGGATAACTTCAACCTACTTTCCTTTAAGGGCCAATTAGGGGTAGTGCTGAAGGAGGGCACGTTCTTAGCTCAACGCTGGGTGGAAGGATTCGGCGGTGTCAACCTCTATTACTTACCAGACGGCGGTCGCGGCTTCTTTGCCGAGGTGGGTATTGACGAGGAGCATGACTGCTTCGTCGTGGTGCATAGCTTCAGCAGCAATGGGCCACTAGAGGATTATGGGCAGGGGGTGCAGTTGCCGGAGGGGTGGACATGA